GAAAATATCGTCCATCCAGTGCTTGAATCTCTCTATGTTGGCATCGTTGAAGACCATGCCTAATATATTAATGAGACCTTTAGCCATTGCCGTTAGCTTGCCAGTTGCAGCCTCTCCAAGCCTGCGGAGCCCGGTATTGAAAATGTCTTTAAGTGTGGAAGATACACCCTGGAGGGTTTGGGACTGCATGGCCATCATTCCTGGGAAGCGGGTTTCCATGCCTTTGACTAATGCACTTAAAGCAATATCAGCATTAATAATGCGCTTCTCAGACATAGCCATTGCCTGCGGGATTGAAACACCAAGAGCCTCTGCAACCATCTGGTAAGAGTTGATTCCAGCTTCCGCCATTTGCCTGGCTTCTTCGCCTGATAAAAAGCCTTTAGATTTTATCTGCCCCATAGCCAACATAACCCGGTTAAGAGTTTCAGCTCCACCGCCAAGTCCTGAAACAGCATCACCAACTGCTGTTAATGTTGGCAATAGTTCGTTGACCTTGAATCCATAGGCGGTTAGTAACCGGGTTGCAGATATTAGTTGGGGGAATTCGAACGGTGTTACATTCGCAAACTGCTGCAAAGTATCCAGTAAACCTTGCGCAGCCGCAGAAGAACCCAACATGCCGGTGAATGCGATCTTGGCTTGCTCAAAATTGCTTGCCAGTGACACGGAATTACGAACAAGCAGACCCATCATAGCCGCAATGCCTGCCGAACCTATTCCCATTGTCATTGTGATATGTGAGGCAAGCCCGGAAAACATATTCTTAAACGAGCCGATGACATTAAAAGCTAGGTTCTTCAGCCCCATCAAAGAATGGCCTATTTTGCCAATCACAGACGAAGCCGAATCGATAGCCCTGATTGTAAATGTCACGCCGCTAACGTTCATTGTTGATTCCTTTTACTTCCGTTTGGATTCTTCATCAGCCAGTAAATCAAGAGCATAAATATCAAGCAAAGTTTTGAAAGGGATATCTCCACACTCTTCGGGAGCCCTGTGCAACTTTTCAACGCAGACTGAGAGGATTAGCCTATAAAACCAATCCTCTTTTAGTCGTTTTTTGATTCAATCAACCCCTCATCCTGGAGCCATTTGAGTATACGCTTTTGGATTTTCAAGGCGATTGAACCGTTGACGCGAGCAAAAACAACAGCTTCAGCCCATGTTAATTGAGGTTCACCGACGAATGTTTCGATAGTGGTAGCAGTGAGGATTTCTTCTTGCTTTACTACCGGGAATGTGGCTTTACCGTCTCCTGCATCTTTCCAACCGTCAAACAAATCTTCATGCCCTGCAATGATTTCCAGCGGCACAGTAACGTCGATTTGCTTCCGATGCTTGACAGCCAGTTCGCGCTGTTGGAGTCCATTCTGGTATTTCGCCATTGTGGATGTCTTGACAGCAGTATCAATTTTACAGGTAAATGATTTACCGTTCCCGGTTATTGTGATTTCTTCTGAATATGTTTCAGGAACAAGTTGCATTATGCTCCCGAAATTACCGTCCATCATAATTAGCTCCTTTGAACTTTTTAAAGAATTAAGACTCTGTGACTACACCATCACTGGACAATTTAACCTGCCAACGATGACCGTCTGACATATTGTAGGTAGTGTCATCACAACCAAACGAGCCGATGATAGCCCAACCGTCCATGGTGATTGTGAGAGTCGCGTACTGCCCAACTTTGGTGAATAAGTTACCTTCTTCAAGGGTTGCCCTAATATCGGCATCCACGGAGTATTCGGCAGCTCCGTAGCCATGACGCTTGAAAGTGTCTTTTGCCGCTTTGTTCTCATACCTGTCGATAGTTTTCTGGACCGTTGCAGTGCCGATCTCTTCAAGCATCCCTGTGACGCTATTCCAAGTAAAAACGCTGCAGTTTTCTTTTGTATACTGCGGTGTGCTCATAATTTACCTCCGGCCTACTGTCTGGCCCATATTTCAAGTTGGATAAAACCGATCCGGATCATTGATCCATCACCGGTATCAGATTCATTAATGTTTGATTGGATTCGCCTTATGGCTGCAAAGCTAGTGCCTTTGTAGGTTTCCAGCACTGCGCAAACCGACTTTACAAGTGCCTTGAAAGCCTCTGCATTATCTTTACGCTTTGCTCCTGACCGGCGAATCACAATAATGCACTGCACTTTATATTTAGAGTCCGGATCCTGATTATCGTCTGTATGCCCGTGAGCACTAATATCCATTGCCGGCATCTGTGCCACGGGTAATGGATCCCGGATGTGTGAAGTTTCGATAGACTTGAACGCAGTTACACCCGCCAATGCTGTGCCTAATTCTGCTTCAATTGTCACAAAGTCAATCATCTACGCCCTGCCTGTCGAAGTAACCATCGCTGGAATATTAGTTGGATTGTGCTGATATCACGCGGTCTTATTATTAGTGGCCTTTCCGGGATATTCCGTGGTGGAAATCCGAATTGATGGAATGCTGCATAAACCAAATTACTACCCACAGTCAATTTGTAGTGCTGTAAATCGTGGATAGAGTTTGGTGCCACACTGCTTGTGTAAGAGCGTCTTAGCCGCCCGGTATCCTGCAGTATTTTGGGTTGGCCTCTGCCGCGGCCCTTTCGCCTACGTGCTATGGTTTCAGGTTGCAGAGGTTTCCAAGAAGGTTCACCCTCAGACCGGAATTGCTCCATGAATGATTTGCCTGTCAGATACAACCCGGCAGTGTTTAGCGGTTTCCTGAAATCCGAGACACCAGCCGCAAGCGCAACAAGCATCGGTGATGCTGTATCTATTACCGAGATGCTTACATCAGCCATTATTAAGCCTCAAAACCCGTCCATTGTCCCAGAACTCAAAACATTACCCGAAGTATCGTAAGTGCCATTAGTCAGCACTCTGGCAACATCCAATGTGGATGATGGAATCGAATCCGTGTTGTCACTTGTGCTGGGTGCCGACAAGTCTATTTCCCCTGTCATGATTGACTTGAGCAGCTCATCACAGGTCTTCCGATACTCGTTAACCCAATCCGATGTATTTCCATCTTCCTGCGTATAATTCTGTCTCAAGATGTAATAACAAGTCAGGTTCAACGAACAGGTTTTCAGGACATCGGGAGTCGGACTGACAGGAGTAGCGTACCTGCTAGACAACTTAGCATTGATCTCCAGTTCAGCAGATGCAATCTTACTATTCACCCAGGCGGTTGCATCTTTCCCTGCAGGCACAAAATCGGTAAGCGCCGTTATTTCGTTGTCGATATCGTCGTAAACTACGTAGGCCATTATTACTTACCGCGCTTCTTTGGTTCCTCTGCAGGCTCCTGTGATTCGTCTTCGTCGGTTTCTGATTCAACAGCCTCAGCTTCTGCAGGCTGTTCCTCTGATTCCTCTGCAATTTCCTCAGCAATAGGAACTTCAACGACCGGCGTGATAATCAACATCGGCTCATTCCGCATTGCATCAGTGATCTCCGATTCATCTACTTCCGTGCCACTATCAGGCCAATATCTTCCTGACCTGAAAAAGCCCCCGAAGTCAGCCCGCTTTTTCGCTGTTACTATGTATCTCATATTTTTGAACCTCGTTAATTTGAAGGGTGGAATGGATACCACCCCCAAATAATCAACAATCCGGTCTATTAGGCGCCGGAAACGATAGAACCGAATGCAAGCTGCCAGAGGCCGTAGCCTACGGCTTTCCGCTCTCTCACGCCATACAGGAACTGGTCTCTCATGAAACCAGCTTCTGACTGGCCTTCGAGCGCAGTGAACTCTACACCTGTGCGTTTCTGTAGCACAATCGGCTTTATCGGCCTTGAGCAGTCAAACAGGAACCAGTCAGTTGTGTCTGTCAGATATGGACTGACAATCAGTTTTAGCCTACCCTTAAGCACGTTGTTTGGCAATTTCTGGTAAGCCGAAGTTCCGGTCGTATCTGGCCAGTATGTGGATTCCAGAATCTCCATGGCAGTCCACTCAAGATCAACAGGAACAGCCATATGAGTGGGATTAATACCCATAGGCAAGCCCTTATCATCTTTGACCTTGCGCATCACGATGATAGCCGCCTGGACTGCCGCCGTGCTCAATGCGGTTGTGCCGGTATTGCTCTGGTTGGTCGTATACTCTGCTCCGGCATTGCTGTGGTCGGTATCAAAGAAAAGCTGGCCATCATAGCAAGTTGACCCTGCAGTGTTACCAGCTTTGATGATATCGAACACCATCTGCTCTGTATGCCTAGCAGCCTCATAAGCCAAGCCCTGAATCTTGATACGAATCTGGCCATAAAGGTCATCTTCAATCGCCGTTCGGTCAATACTGAGCGTAGATTCATACAGCTTGTTGGTGATGGTGAACTTGCTCTGATTGAGCGATTCAACCGTTCTCTCACCGAGCCATTCTTTCATCTTTGGAACGGCACCCAGCCATGCATAGGTTTCCAAGTCCTTATTGGAATCAATCTCCATAACAAGGTCTGCCCATGGCTGTCCGCTTATGTAAGCGTTGTATGTCTCGAAAAATACTGCCTTAATGCCGGGCAAAAGCAGACCGGCTGACAAATCCCCTCTGGTTAGTGGCATAATTTATTCTCCTTAAAATAGTAAAGCCCCCATTTTCAGGAGGCTTAGAAACTATGTAT